CTGCTTCTTCTATTGTACTAAATACTGGCTTTCCATCTATCATTCCAACTTTACTAAATTCATCTCTTACAACTTCTTCATCTTCTTCAAGTGGTTCTAATCCTATGTCTTCTCTAATTTCATCTTGTGTCATTACTTCTCTAATAGTCTTAGAGTCAAATTGTACTGTTATAGGTTTTAACTGTACAAATTCTACTTCAAGATCCATATTGTTTACTGAAAATATAGTTTGTAAAGTATCTAGGATGTTAAGCTGAAAGCCACGAATTACAGTATTTTGATAAAAGTTTGCAGCGTTTATAAGCTCATCCGTATTAGAGCTGAAGCCATTAGTACTATCAATGCCTAAAAGTGTCTTAGAAGTAACCCTATGACCTGTGAGGATGTTTTGCACCAAGAGTTCTTGTAAAGCCAAATATTGCTTATCCAAATCAGCAGTATTTAAAGGAGTAATTTCAGGAGCTCTCGTTCGGTCGTCTGAGAAGCAAAGCACAAAACGCCCCGCCGCTTGACTGCCCGTAAATTTCTCAGTTATGCTTTGCTCTATCTGTCTTCTCTCCTCAGATGTTGGAGTTCCATTGTTGAAACTAAAAAGATAACTACCTGAAAATGAGTTACTTATGTTGTTTAAATGAAACTCTGCCACCTTTTGATCGACTAACGCCCAGTTGCAAGCTGCTAAGTAATCAGGAGTATGGTAAATATCCATATTAGGACTGTAAGCACCAGTATAAATTAACTGACTAGCTGCCGTTCTATCGTTTACATTAAAAGCCGCTACTGGATAAGGTTTATGAGTTCTTGTATTTGACCAATCAGCACTAATGAAATAAGTATCAACTTGTCCTAATTCGTTTGGCCTTCCAGCCCTTACTCTTTCAACTGGTACATGATAGACTTCAGCTATTTCTGTTTTCTCTTTATTCCAAATAACATGCAAAGCATAAGCCCCTTGTAGCTTAAAGTCAAATGCAACTTTTTTTATTACTTGGTGTAAAGACTCTTTACTGTTTGCGTGTTTTAAAAACTTTTTAAGCTTCACAAAAGATTCTAAATTATATTCATCCTCATCAGTACAGATAATATCTTCCCCTGCAATCATTTCAGCAGTTCCGTTTATTATCGCTGCATGAGTAGAACTGTTGTAGTATAAGTCTATAAGAAACTGAGGATAGAGGTTTTTCCAGTCTTCTGCCCCGTATTCTATATAATCTCTACCTCTTACTTCTTGTACGATAGGTGCAGTTGATGTTTCTAAGTTTACAGATATTATCGAATCTTTCATATTTTTTTATTCAGGTTCTACATTTTCTCCATTAGCATCTACATTATAACCTGCAAAGGCGTGAACACAATTAGTAGGAAATAAAGTATGCGTTCCAAAGTCTATAACGTCAGTAGTCATTAAGTCATAGAAAATGCCATCATAATATACAGGAGGAGTTATTACATGACCATCAGGATCATAAGTACCAGCAGTTTCTACTACTTTACCTATGTCTACTAAAGCCTGCGTTCCATTAGCATAAACAACACTTTTAACTCCCTCAAATTCTACTTCCTGAGTTACACCTTTATCTAAAAAGTCAGCATTAGCATCTGCATTATTATCGTAATTTAATTTGTATATATTCATATTATATTATTATGTAGTTAAAGCTAATAGTTGAGCGTCAGTCAATATTGTATCATAAACTTGTAATTGTTTTATCTTACCTTCAAATCTCCATAAATTTATTCCTCCATAAGTGCCTGAAAATTTATCCATAGGACTTGCACTTGGAGTTCCTGTTGCTGAACTTGTAACCAATTCAACACCATCCATCCATACGGCAATATCTCCACTTTTATATTTAATTGCTATTTTATGCCAATCAGTATCAAAAGTTGCAAAACCAAGACTAAACAGTAAGTGAGAACCATTCATAGTAACATTTACAAAAAACCCACTCCAATATCCCATCTGTACCATATTTGAAGTACTTTGAGAAAGTCCAAATATACTTTGATTAGGTGGTTCCCAAGGAAATTTTATCTCAGCCATAAGCACCCCCTCTAACGGATTAATTATTGAACTAAGTCCTGTTTTTGACCATTCTGTTACATTCCTTGTAACGAAAGCAGAAGTAGTAGGGATATAAGAAGTTGCTTGTAAGCCAGTATCGCCACCTGAACTTCCATTTAATTCTAATTGAAAACCCCATAGATAAATTGTACCAGTTACTCCTGAAGCGTTTATAGGGTAAAATCTTGTTGCTCCTCCATTTGAACCTGTTGTAAAAGTAAAAGAAACTCTAGCCCACCCCGTAGCTGATGTTTGAGAAAAATATTTCCCAGCAGCTCCATAATCTCCATCTCCATTCATATTAAAAATCTGCTGCCCTACATCCGTCATTGTTCCCCTTTTAACATAAAAACTCCAAGTATAATTTTTATTTGCAAGAACTGAAATTGTTTGATACATTTGTGCAAAGTTGCTTGTAGTAGTACATTCGTCAGCATTTGTAGTTCCATCAGGAGAAGTTATAGCATCAGCACTAACAGAAACATCACTTTTAGAATATGCTGCATTGTCTAGTTCTTCACTATAAAGATGGTAGTTTGCCCTTTGCTGTTCTATTATAAAACAAGGACAAGTTTCGTCAGTATAATCTAGTTGAGGTACATTTGCCGCAACTGTTTCAATTATTCCTGAAGAATTAACTCTAGTAGCAGTTGATGCTCTTGTAATATCTAAGTCAGCAGTACCACTATCAGGCTTAATACTATAAAGAGTTCCAGCCTTTGAAGCATTAGGAGTTGTCAATATTTTTACGTCATCTAGTAAACTCATGATATATCGTTTAATTCAGTTAATAAAGTTGTTAAGCAAGTACCATCAAGAGTGCCACCATCAGTTGTTACCCTTGATATAAAAGCAATTAACATAGCTTCAACAGGGTTTCCGCCACCACCTCCACCTACTGAAGACCTAATAAATAAACCTAGTCCTAGTCTCATTATATTGGTTGCTCATAATAACAAAGACCAACGCCGCTAGTCAAAGTAATTGCAGTTATGTTTAAAAAGATTGTAGTACCAGCCGCAAAAGTCGTATGTAGATTTGCTATTGAACTTCCTGCTGCTGCTGTTGCATTGGTAGCTGTTATTGATGCTACAACTGATTCTACTGGAAAGTGAACACAGTAATAATCTTTGCTAGTCATTGCTGTTGTGCTTATTACATCACATCTATTCTTTCCCATAGATTCTGATAAAAGCTGTTGTACGTTTTCTATTGCCATTTTTTTATTTTTTTATTGTCCGTAATATATATAATTTGTTCCTGCTGGTTCTTGTCTTTGAGTGTATTGAACTTGCTGCGTTCCGTTTTTCTCTGCTACATACATCTTACCCTTTGTTACTAGCCCTTGTACAACTCCTTTAGTAGCACCTGGAGGAGTTAAAACATCATTCTCTGTTGCTGGTGCATTATCATCATCTAATATAACTGTTTCCCCCCAGCTAACCTCGTAAACTTCATACTTCCAATATCCTGCTGGTAAAAAATTAATTGTACCAGTAAAAACAAAAGGCACTATATTATAAGTAAAAGTGAACTCTGTATATCTTGGATATATTGTTTCAGTAGTTCCGTAAGCATACTGAATTGACTTATCCATGTCATTTGTAAACTTTAATAAATGCCTAATTTGAGTAGAAGCAACAGAAGTATTAATTCTATTATCTTCAGTTTGTAGGTACGTTGTAAAGCCAGTTTCTGTTATTGCTTGTATCATTATACTATATAATAGAAAAGTTTCGTTTTTATTTGGTTTAAAAAAGAAAAGAGCAGCAATTAAGCCACTCTTCTCTAAGAAATATAAGAAAACTAATTAAGATGTTATTGGGTTTCCTACTCCGAAAGTAAAACCAGCATTGTCAAATGGCACAGTCGTATAATCTGCTACCATAGGCATAGGAGATTGCTCCATTCCATCAAATGTAAGGGTATAACCATTTTTATCTCCCCAAGCAGCCCCAGAGTCGATAGTACCAGCATTTAATTCCATTCCATTAACAACTCCCATAGCAACTATAATATCATGTCCGTTTGTTAGTTGTTGATTAAGCTGAGCAAATACTACTACTTTAGTTGCTCCGAGTAATTTAATTTGATTTTGATCCTCTTTGGAGAGTCTATTAAATAAAACCTGAGCAGTTGGAGTGTAATAAATTGTGCCGTTTTCACGACTACCCACGATAGTATCTGTAATACTAGCAACTCCTAAAGGCATAGTGTATCTATATAAGACGTTAGAACCCATTTCTATATCTGTTACTTCTCCTGCTGTTACAGGAAGTCCTATTGTTTCAATAGGTGTTGTAAATTGGTCAAGAACTCCGAAGTAAATAAACTTTACTCCGCCTGAGATTCTATTGCAATCAAGACCCCTACCTTTTGTTAATAATCCGCATGACATATTGTTTTATTTTTTAAAGTTAAAAAAGTGGGGGTTTTTACGCCCCCTCCTTTGTTTTATTACGATACTAGAACGATGTCAGCACCTACACCAGTTTGAACACCTGCAGAGTAACGTGCTACCAATCTCATATTGTCTGATCCATCCAGATCTGACATGTCTAAAAGTTGTATTCTTGTTGCGTCTGAAATCAGGTCAGTTCCAAAGAATAAATTGGATTTTTGAGCAACTACAATTGCAGCGTTTTGTAAACCATTACAAACAGCTA